ACCAAGCATCATCAACATCATATTTTGCTAAAGTTTCTTTTTCTGTATCTGTTAAACTTCCATCTAAAGCAAAGTTTTTTAATATATTTATTGCATTAATATCTAAGGAGTTACCCATTGGATTTAATTTATATCTTGTTCTTGCAGTTAAAAATGTTTTTTGTATTTCACCAACTATTTCTTTATGTTTAGGGTTTGATATTTTACCATTATTTAATAACACATTAACTCTTTGTACTAAAGATTCTCTCCAAGAATCTACAGATAAATCTTCTCCAGTAAGTTCATCATCAAAAAATTCTACACCATCTGATATAAGAGCATCTAATTCTATTAACTTAGCACCAATATCATTTAGTTCTAAATTAGTAGCTTTTCTTTCTGCTTCTTTTGCCGCTTGTAAAACTAAAGCATTTTGATGTTGAGCCATGTATCTTGACCCTGCTCTACGAAGCATTGGCACATATTGACTGCCACCTTGACTGCTTATAACCTTTTCCGTTTCACCTAAATATGTAGAGGCTAATTTTTGAAATGCTTCTACATCTCCATTAGAATCTGCTCTTGCTTTAGTTAGTTGTATATTAATATCATTAGCTAATTCATTTGCATAGATTCTGTTTAATTCACCTTGAGCAGTTTGCTTTGCTATATCACTAAAAGTATCAGGTGCTTTTTCTATTCTTAATGCACCATTAGAATCTCTTGTCTGTACAGACATTCCAAAGTCTTTACCTTTTTTTATTTCTTCTTGTTTAGCTAATGCAAATAAATCATTTGATACTGCATTTGCTGTTCTTGTTATAGTTTGATATAATTCTTCAGCACCAGTTCTTGTTGATACAACTCCTACTGGTCTATTTATAAATGAAGCACCTTTTGATTTTACAAAACTCATTATGTACTATACCCTACTTGACCTAAACCTGTTCCTCTCATTGGCATTGCAGAATTTGGCATTAGTGGATATGCTTTTGTTGCACCTGACATTATTGATCCTAATGCCTGAAGTTTGTAAGCATTTGCTCTATTTTGTGCTTGTAACATTGCCATTGAACCTTGTAATGAAGCCTGACCAGTTTTCATAGCTGCATCTATTCTTAGTCGTGTAATATCTGTTCTTGCGTCCATTCTTGCTTTTTTTATTATTGCTTCATAAGATCTATCCATTGCTCGACCTGATGTTCCTAATATTGCTTCATTACTATTTATAAATGTTTTTAAGTTTGCTAAACGTTTATTATGTTCTTGCAAAGCAGTAAAAGAAATATCTTTTTGTTGATTTGCAAACTGTCTAGCTTGTAATCTGCCTTGTGCTTTTGCTGCTTTTGCTGATTGCATAGAACCATAAACAGATATTCCAGTTGAAGCTAATGCTAATGCTAATTGTAATCCCATATTAAAATGCTACCTCTACTATCATTCCATTTATTTGTAAATCTAAAGGAAAAGACTGTGATACTGTTACTCGTGGATCACGACTATATCCTAATAATCTAAATTCTTCTTTACCAGTTACTGCAGTTCTATCTACTGACATATCATCTGTTACATTTCTTATAACTAAATCTCTTGTAGTAGATGTTGTGTTAGGTCCACTTACACTTACAGCAAGTGTTTGAAATAAATCTAATGTAACTTTAGGTATTTGTCTTGGCTCTCCAGTCAAAGGTCCTCCAGTAATCTGTGCATCTATAGGTAATGTTTTGAGTGTAGGTGTAAAAGCATAACCAATAAATGCTTGTGTTATTCCAGTTTTAACACTACTGGCATCTATTTGTCCACCTGATACTGTAAATGTACCAAGAAAGTCATTGCCATTTGTAGCTTTTACAGTAGCACCATTACTAAAATGTGATGTTAAACTACCAAACACACTAGAACTACCACTAAAAGTATTACAAAAATCCATTGGCATATCATCTTGAAACTCCTCAAGAAATAACTTTGTTGTGCCTGAGCCATCATCTCTAGCACACACAACAAATAATCTTTCATGTACTGCACATATACTATGCCATAATCCTTGTGTATTCCATAAACTCCACCCTGCTTTTTGATCTCCTCTTATAGAATAAAAAACAGCAATAGTACCATCATTATTAATTAAAAAGGCATAAGACTCACTTCTATTCAAAGCACCTTTAATAGAAGTTTGTTGTACTGGATCAAGTATAAGATGAGGTGCAAGACCTGATACTGCAACAGAAGTATAAGCACCTTCTGCATCTGTAAATAAAAACTCTCTTAATGCACTACCAGTTTTTTGTATAAATAAAGTTGCACCATCAAATACTGTTGGTCTTACAAAACTACTACCAAAAGGTGTCTGTCTTCTTATCTGTGCATTAGCAGGTGTAACTGGTTTATTAGATATAGTAGGAATAAATAACTCTGCACCAGTAGTAAATATCTGTAAATCTCTGTTAGATACTAAATGTCGTATAGAAAATATCTCACCAACATTAGCAGTCAAATCTAAAGCATCATTATCTTCTGCATCACCTACATCAAAATTAAAAAACAATCCTGACTTACTACCCCAAATACCATCAGGCTGTGCAAGTGTGCCACCAAACCACAATCTATTTTGATGAAATGTAACAGCAGCAGGATAACCACGAAGAGCAGAATAGCTTTGTTCACTAAACTCAGTAGTTGCAGCACCAGTTATTATTCTTGCTCTACCTCCACCTATAGCACTAGATGTAGCAGTTGCACTACTTCCTGCTGTAAATTCAAATGTATTTTCATCAGGTACAGCAGTTATTGTTCTTGATCCATTAATATTACTATTAGCTATACCACCAACTGCACCTGCTCTTTCTACAGTAATAGAAGCACCAGTTGCCAATCCATGTAATGCTTTTGTAACTCTAACTGTACCACTACCTTCAAAGACTTCTATACTATCTGTTTCAAGTTGTTGTCTTAATGTTCCTTGTATAGTTGCAGTTACATTTTGCTCATCAGTAAATCCAGTTATTCTCGCTCTAGTTTCACCAATTAGTAAATCAACACCTACATGACTAGATGAAAAATAATTTGCTGATGTAGTAAGAGTTACACTACCAGTTGTGCCACTTGAAGTAAGCGTCATACCTAAAGGCTGAAAGCTAAAATATGGCTGAAATATGTCATTACCATCTCTTGATGTATCAAAGTTAAAAGTAGATACAGTAAATGTAGTAAGACCAGTTCTTTCTAATATTCTTGTTTGAAATGTATTATGACATATAAACATTAAATCACCTTGTTGTGCAAAGGTAATCTCTTCAAGATAAGAGGCTGATGTTGTATTAACTAACCATGATTGACTTGTTAAAGATTGTATAGATGACACAGTTCCATCAGTAGGACTAATCTGAAATATCTCTATTCTAGTATTACTAAATGCTATTATATATTTTTCATCATCTGAGAATATAAAAGGTTCTATTCTTACACTTTGTCTAAGACTTGCTAATGCTGTAAATGCAGGATTACTACCAAAGTTATGTATTCTTTTTGTGCCAGTTCTTTTCTTTAAGCCACCTTCTGATCTAATAAAAAAGTTTCTAACTTCTTCTGCTGCATTTGTATATACTTTAGTATCTGTTCTTGATGTCAAAGCAGGACTAACTTCACCAAACTGAAAGTTATTTAATGGCACTCTTATTCTTGCCATTTAACTTCTCCTATCAGTAATAAATCTTCTTGTAGATAATCTTCTTGAAGTCTGCTGTTGTGAATCTAAGTTTCTAGCTTTTGCTAATAGTTGTTGTGCCTTTTGTTCTATTCTAACCATCAAGCCATCATCTCTTGCTATAGATGTGGCAAAGATAGAAGCCAAAGCATACTCTACTGCTAAAGAAAAATAACTAGGAAAGGTATTTTCTTTTGCTCTAAATGTATAATCTGCAATCAAGCTATCTTGTGTAGATTGATCTGAAAATACTTTATCTCCATACACAGTAAAGTCTACTAAGTTATCATTAACTGTTATAGTATGAACAACTAATGTATCTGTTGGAAGTTGATGTGCAATAGTAAATCTACCAGTAGGCACATCTGATAACTGATTTAATACTGCTTGTTCTGTAGCAAATCTCCATCTTGCACTAGATAATGTTGCTCTAACAACATCTTCATACATATTGGTAGCAACAACTGCTTCACTACTATCATCTCCAAAACTTGTAATAGGTTCTGCACCAATAAGTATTAATGCTCTTGAAGCTATGTCGATTGCTGAATTTGCTGCAGTACTTGTTGTCATATAAGATGAGGGGGATTACTCCCCCTCCCTTTTAATCGCTATCGGCTGTACTTAAGTCTGAACCATCACCACAGTCTATTGCTGTGGCTGATACAGATTTAACTACTGTAGCAGATAAAGTTTTATGGGTTGAATTAGCATCACATATAAGAACGACATCACCTTCTTTCATCATTCCTAATGCTGACTGCCCATTCATCTCACCACCAGTTGCATCTGCTGTAGAAAAGTAGTTCGCTGCTCTTACTACAGACAAAGCATCATTTGAGGTGTAGTACCATAGATTAACACCACTACCACCTGCTAGTCGTGTTAAGTTACTTAAATCTAAAGCCATAATCTACTCCTTATGAATTGTTATCAAGAACTTCATATACGCCATTGTCATCAATGACAGTAGCACCCATTGACATCATTGAAGTTGCCAAGTGTGATACTTTTTCAGCGACATAGTTTAGTTCTGTTGTTACATCTGCACCAATACCAAGACCTATAGCAGTTGTATGATATGCTATATTCTTACCTGCTGTAATTGCAGCAGTTGAGAATATCTTAAATCCTAAAAATTCTTTCATTGTCATACCACCTGCAAAAGGTAGGTTTTGCTCACCAACAAAGTCTGATGATGCAAACTCATTAATTAAAAATAAGTCAGCATATCCTTTTGGGTGCATAGCTAAATATCTCTGACCATCTTCAGGGATATTAGCAGTACCAAAAGTTTCAAACAAAGATAACAAGTCAGCTTTTTCTAATGCTGAACCAGTATCATGAATTTGAGATGAGTTAGCACCTGAATCCATAGCTGTGTAAAGCAACTCATCAGTCTTACGACCTAGAGCAGCGGCAGCACTTGTTGCTATTGCTTGTCTTTCATCAATGTTAGTTTTTAACTCATCTAACTTATCGATAAACTCTGCAGCAAAAAAGTCTTGCATTGTTACACTTACATTAGTGTGAGCTAGTTCCATTGGTGTTACTTGTCCATTTCTGGACTTTGTTGTTGCAGTTCCAGTACCAATCTTTTGAAATCTTACTGTGTTTCCATTCACATTACTTACTGTACGAACAGTATTTCTAAGTTTACTGCCCATTCTCTGATAAGCTAAATGAACTTCTGTTTCGAACTGCGTAATAAAGGCTTGATCTATTGTGTTAGCCATTACACTCTCCTATTAAAAGTTATTTACATTTCCAGTTATCTACTCTTTGTGTCATCTAGTTATCCAATAGGGCTATCAACATTGAATAGGCTGTTCTTCTTTATTTATCAAAATTTTATCGCCTTTGCAACGAACAAATCTAAAAACCTTAAAACTATTTAATTTTATAGGTGGTGTCATCAACTCAAAACCTAAAAACTGTAGCCAATCTATAGTATATTTATGATCTGCAGGTACTACATTTTCTAGTTGATAATACTGTTCTTGATAGTAATTTACTACAGATTGTGACCATCTTATAAACTTACGACCTCTTTTTTCTATTTCATAACTGCCAAGAAGCCATATACGACCTATCATCATTTCCATAATTGGATTAACACCAAACATACAGATAGGCTGACCATCTATAATACATGTATAGTTCTCACCTTTTTCTCTAACACCTGACATCAAAGCACGAAAAGGTGATGCACCATGTATTATACATTCTCGTACATCACTATCTCTAAGATTATGTTGTAGTATGTTAG